AATGAATCATCTACAATTGGATATAGTTTTTATCTACCAAGAATTGATAAAGTATATCTTGATAAATTTGGAAATTTGATTGTAGATAAAGGAATTCCTTCAAAAGATCCGATTGCACCTCTTAATGGTGATGAAACTTTGATGGACTTAGCTGAGATAACACTTCCATCTTATTTGTACAATATTGAAGATGCTAATATTTCTATTTCAGATAATAGAAGATATACGATGAGAGATATTGGGGATTTAGAGGAAAGAATAGAAAGTGTTGAAAGATTAACTTCTCTTAGTCTTCTTGAAATAAACACAGAATCTTTAAGAATTGAAGATTCTGATGGAAATAATAGATTTAAATCTGGATTTTTTGTAGATGATTTCAATGATATTACTTTATCTGATGAAAATTTGACTAATGCAACAATTTCGGATGGTGTTCTAAGACCTAGAATTATATCAAATTCTTTACAATTAACACCTATTCCTGCAACAGAAATAGCAGAAGACAAACTAGATTTATCAGAAAACTTTGAATTATTAGATCCAAATGTTCAAAAAACTGGAAATGTAATTACACTTAAATACAATTCAGTTGGATGGATCGAACAAAAATTAGCAACTAGAGTGGAAAATGTAAATCCATTTAATGTAATTGAATATACTGGTAGTATTACATTATTACCTAGTTCTGATAATTGGACTAGAACAATTTCACTTCCTACATTAACATTCAATAGATTCTCTAGTTATCGTGGAAGATGGAGATATAGTTATTTTGAGTATCGACATTACAGAACAAACTATAGATATGGTTATTACAGATATAGGTATTATAGACCTTACTATTATTACTATAGAAGACCTTATTATTCATATTATTCGTATTATTCTTACTATCGTTACGGATCATATTACTATTATCCCTACGGTCGTTATAGGTATTATTCTAGATATAGACGTAGGTATCTATATTACTACCCCTTCTACAGACCAATTACTAGAAACATTATTGTTAGTTCAGTAGCTGAAAAGTATATTAGATCCAGAAATGTTTCTTTCTTTGGAGAATCTTTCAAACCATTCACGAGACACTATGCATTCTTTGATAGTCATAGTAATATTGACATAATTCCAAAATTAGTAGAAATTTCTAATAGTAATACTTTAGAATCATTTGGATCTCGAAGATCTTCATTTTCTGTAGGTGAAACTATTAATGTTTATTTTGCAAATAAAAAGATAGGTAGATTTAGACTTGCTTCCTCAAATCATAGATCTGGAATTTTTAATTCTCCCGATAAAATTTATACTAATAATCCATATTTTAGAGAAGAATCTATTCCTTCATCATATAGTCAATCATCAAAAACTATTAATATAGATTTGGTTTCATTATCTACAGAATCTCAAGGAAACTTTTTTGGATATCTTAAAACAGGTGCTAAAATAGTTGGTCAAAGTAGCAAAGCAATTGCTTATGTTAAAGATTTAAGACTAGTTTCTGATGTTGATGGAACATTATTTGGTTCATTCTTTATAAAAGATCCATATTCTAGTATAGTACCAAATCTTAGAATTTCAACTGGTAAAAAGACTTTCAAACTTACAAGTTCCAAAAATAATGTAATAGAAATTCCTGGAAGTAGTAGTAATTCTTTTGGTGATACAACATATATTGCAGAAGGAACAACTCAATCTAGAAGAACTTTTGTTACTGCAATAAGAAGAGATCCTTTGGCTCAATCCTTTACTGTCGGTAAGGATATTCAAGCACCCAATTTTAATGGTCAAAATGATGATGATAATGGAGCATATCTAACTGCTGTTGATATATTTGCTGCAAATAAACCAACAGGAAATGAACCTCTAATTGTTGAAATAAGAACAGTTGAATTGGGAACTCCAACATTAACACTTTTAGGTGAACCTGTAACATTATATCCTGAAGATATTAATATATCTTCAAATGGTGAAATTGCAACAACAGTTACTTTCAATTATCCAATATTCTTAGCACCAGGAAAAGAATATGCTTTAGTTCTCCTTGCACCAACATCAGATAAGTATGAAGTATGGACTGCAAAGATTGGAGAAGATACTGTAAATCCTAATACTTCTGGATCTACTAGGTACACCAAGCAATTTGCAGTTGGTAGTTTGTTTAAATCTCAGAATGGTTCTATTTGGACTCCGGAACAAGAATCAGATCTGAAATTTAAACTTTATAAAGCACAGTTTACTTCCAATACTGGAATAGCATTCTTTGGAAATCCACCTTTGGGTGAATCTAATGATTATATTAAAATTTTAGAAACTAATGCCATAAACACATTTCCTAAGGCAGCAGTAATTGGAATTACTACTGTTCCCACAGGTAATTCATTAATTGATATTCTTTCACCAGGAAGAAAAATTTTTGGATCAATTGAAGGAAGTTCGGCAAACATTATTTCTACTGGATGTTCTGTTTCAGCAGTAACAATTGATAATGGAGGAGAAAATTATCAAGGTCAAACAGATGTTTCTACAAAACCAATTGTAGGTAATGGAAGTGGATTAAAACTTAATTTTAGTGTAAGTGGTGTTGGCACAATAAACTCAGTGACTATTACAGATCCAGGATTTGGATATGCTGTTGGTGATATAGTTTCAATAGATAATAGTGATGGTTCGTTTACTGGTGTTGGTGGTGTCATAACTATTTCTGAAATTGCTGGTATAGATACTTTATATGTTACAAATGTTCAAGGTGAATTGGGATCTGGAAAAGCATTTGAAGTTGGTATTGGATTAAGTTATGCTGATACAGAATCTACAATAGTTTCTTTAGGTTCTACAGTCATTACTAGATTAATAGAAGGAACAGGAGTAGAATCTGGCAATTATTTGCAGGTAAATCATTTCAACCATGGAATGTTTGCTAATAATAATAAATTAAAAATTTATGATGTTGAATCTGATGTCAACCCTACAATTTTAACTGAAACTTTATTATCTACAAATACAACATCAATTCAAGTTGAAGATTCTTCAATATTTGAAACTTTTGAAGGTTTTGCGGTTGATGGAAGCAATTTGGGTTATGTTAAAATTGGTGATGAAATAATTTCTTATAATTCAGTCACTTCAAATCAGTTATCTATACAAAGTAGAGGAGTTGAAGGAGTTATCCAAGATCATGATATTAATTCTTCAATAAGTAAATATGAATTTGTTGGAATGTCATTAAGAAGAATTAATGGAGTAACATACGACATTTCTGATGTTATAATTTCTGCAGACCAATATTTTATTGAAATTGATAGATCTTCTAATGGATTGAATCGATCTTCTGATAGCACACTTCCACAAGTATCTTTTTCGAGTCAAATTCAAGGTGGTGGATCTCAAATAAGAGCAACTGAAAATCTTACATATAATAGATTAACTCCTAAATTTGATATAAATTCTCCAGGAAAAGAAACATCTGTAACTGGTGTTATTAGGACAACAACAGCTACTAGTATAGATGGATCAGAAACATCATTCGAATTACTAAATGAAGTCGAACCTATTTCTTTAGACGGAAATAATGAATTAAGTTCTTTTAGAATGATATGTTCTAGAGTAAATGAGTTAAATCAAAATGCATTTGATAATGTATCAGGAAGAAGATCATTTACTTCTGCTTTAACATTAAGTACTACTGATGAAAATCTTTCTCCAATCATTTTCTTAAATGATTCTACAGTAGAGTTTTCTTCTGACTTCTTAAATGCACCCGTAGATAATTTTGAATTAAGTTCTTTAGTTGGTTCTTCGCAAAATGACCCACATGCTGCAATTTATGTATCTAATGTAACAACTCTTTCTAAACCAGCATCTTCTTTAAAAGTCATTTTAACTGCATATAGACCTTTTTCCTCTGATATTAGAGTTCTTTATAATTTAGTGAGAGATGATTCTTCAGAAGTTCCGCAAGAATTTGAATTATTTCCTGGATTTGAAAATCTAAAGTCCTCTTCAGATGGAGATTTAGAAGTTATAGATCCTGTATTAAATAATGGAAGAGAAGATATTGAAGTTCCTGCAAGTTCAGATGGACAGTTTTTGCAATATGAATTCACTGCAAATGATCTTCCAGATTTTAGTGGATTTGCGATTAAAATTATCATGGCAGGAACAGATCAATCAAATGCCCCAATTATTAGAGATCTGAGAGCAATTGCAGTGAAATGAAAAAATTAGTAAAAGTTAAAGACCATCCTCATCTTTATAGAGATGAGGAAACTGGTTCTATTATAAATTGCGATACTATCAGTTATAATCAAAGAATTAACAGAATTAATTCTAAAGAAGCACAAAAAAAAGAAATTGATGAAATGAAAAATGATATTCAGGAAATAAAAAATCTACTCAAAGATTTTTTGAATCAATAAGTGCTGTTAGGAATTAATATAAATAGCTAGAGATATATTAGCATCATAAAATAATGGCGGTTTATGTATCAAACATTGTGATTGAACAAGGATATGATTTTGATACTTCTTTTCAATTAGAAGACACTAGAACTAATTCTCCATTGATATTAATTGGTGTTTCTGCAGAAGCACAATTAAGAAAGCATACTGGAGCGTCTACTTCAGTTTCGTTTGCATCATCAATAACAAAACCTGAGGAAGGTATTGTCCAAATATCATTGACTGCTGCTCAAAGTGTTAATCTAAAACCTGGAAGATATGTTTTTGATGTAAAACTCACAAGTTCTGGTAGAGAATATAAAGCTGTAGAAGGTGCAGCACTAATAAGAGGGGGAGTCACCAGGTAATGCCTAGTATTAACGATAGAATTGGTTCACAGAATGTCATTCGGGTTTTATCTAACGCTTCTGCTCCGCCAACAAAACTTCTTAATTTAAGTGATGTAGATTCTACTCTAAAAACTAGAGATGGAATGATCCTTGTATGGGATCTTGCTACAGAAACATTCTATATGACGGATACGATTGATTCGTCATCCCTTAATATTACTGGTATTGTTACCTTTTCAAATTCTACCGATTCTAATGTTCCGACTAACGGTGCTTTAGTTATTGATGGGGGAATTGGAATTGGAAAGGCGGTTAATATTGGTGGAAATATATCAGTTGCTGGATTATCGACATTTTCATCTAATGTTGATATAAATGCTTTTGTTGATATTCTTAATAACTTAAATGTACAAGATTCAGTAACAATTGAAGATGATTTAAGAGTTGGTGGTATAACAACTCTTACAAGTGGAGTAGATAATATTTTAGGAGATCCAGATACTGGTTCTCTTCAGATTGATGGTGGAGTTGGAATTAATAAAAACCTAACAGTTGGAAATGGTTTTTATGTTCAAGGCAATTCCGAATTTGTGGGCGATGTCATATTCAGAGGAGGCACAATTGGAATTGGTGATTCTACTGGTGATGATATTGATGTTATAGGAGAATTTGTATCTAACTTAGTTCCAGATGTTGACAATACTTATGATATTGGTATTACAACACAAAGATGGAGAGATGGAAAGTTTTCTGGTCTAGTAACTACAAATAACTTATATGTTGCTGGAATATCTACTTTTGATGGAGATTTAGATTTTAATGGTAATATTAATGGTAATATTGATATTGAAGGTAATGTAATAATTACTGGATTTGCAAGTGTTACTGAAGGTTTATATTATGATGCTGATGATTATGATGGACCAAATGGAATTGCTTATTTTGATGATACTGGAAAATTGATTGGTGCTTCCAGTACAGAAAATGCAATAACCGAAAGTTATTTTGTATTAACAACTAACAATGTAGGAATTCCTACTTGGACTTCTGTAATTGATGGAGGTACATACTAATGGCAAAACCTACTACTAGACAAGAACTTGTCGATTATTGCTTAAGACAACTTGGAGCACCAGTACTTGAAATAAATGTTGCTGATGAGCAAGTTGATGATTTAGTGGATGATACCATTCAATATTTTAATGAGAGACATTATGATGGTGTTGAGAAAATGTATCTTAAGTACAAAATTACTCAAGATGATATTGATAGAGGAAGAGCAAAAGGAACAAATGGAGTAGGTATTGTAACAACAACAGGAACTTCAAATATTGTTGGTTTCGGAACAACAACATTTAATTTTTATGAAACTTCAAATTATATTCAAGTTCCAAGTTCCGTTATAGGAATTGAAAAAATATTTAAGTTTGATACCAGCACAATTTCTGGAGGAATGTTCAGTATTAAGTATCAACTGTTTTTGAATGATCTTTATTATTTCAATTCAGTTGATTTACTGACATATTCAATGACCAAATCTTATTTGGAAGATATTGATTTTTTGCTGACGACAGAAAAGCAGGTAAGATTTAATAAGAGGCAGGATAGATTATATCTGGATATTGATTGGGGAGCACAATCTAAGGATACATACCTTGTTCTCGAATGCTATCGGGCACTTGATCCGGAAAGTTTTTCTCAAGTATATAATGATAGTTTCGTTAAAAAATATCTTACTGCATTAATAAAAAAACAATGGGGTCAAAATTTAATTAAGTTTCAGGGTGTAAAACTACCTGGAGGAATTGAACTAAACGGAAGACAAATGTATGATGATGCACAAAGAGATTTAGAAGATATTAAACAAAGAATGTCTTCTGAGTATGAATTACCACCTCTTGACTTTATTGGTTAATTAGTATGGCATTAAATCCGTTTTTTCTTCAAGGTTCTTCGAATGAACAATTTCTCATTCAAGATTTAATTAATGAGCAACTAAAAATTTATGGTGTAGAAGTTAATTATTTACCAAGGAAAATTTTTAAAACTGATGATATTATTAAAGAAGTGCAATCATCAAAATTTGATGATAGTTTTTTGATAGAAGCATATTTGAATAATTATGATGGATATGCTCCTGATAGTGATATCATGACAAAATTTGGACTAAGATTAAAAAATGAAATAAGTTTAACTATATCCAGAGAAAGATATGAAGAATTTATTGCTACATTTTTAGAAAGTATATCTTCAGGCATTCGAGATGGTATAGTTACAGACTATGATTTTGCAGATTTAACCACAAGACCGAAAGAAGGAGATTTAGTTTATTTTCCTCTTGGGGAAAGATTATTTGAAATTAAGAGAGTTGAATCAGAAAAACCCTTTTATCAATTAGGTTCAAGTTATACTTATGAATTGAGTTGTGAACTCTATGAGTATGAAAATGAACTTATTGATACTACTATTGAAGAAGTTGATAATACTGTAGAAGATGAAGGTTATATTACATCTCTCATTCTTGCCGGAATTGCTGTTACTGCAACCGCAACAGCAGGAATTTCTAGCGATTCAGTTAGTGAAATATTTTTGAATAATGATGGTAGTGGATATACTTCTACACCAACTGTAATATTTTCACCTCCTCCAAATGTATTAGCAGGAGGGTTTGCTGCTGAAGCAGTTGCAATAACAACTTCCGTATCAAATGTTAGTTCAATTCTAAGATTGGAATTAATTAAGGGTGGATCTGGATATATAGAACCCCCAACAATTACAATAATTGGAGGTGGTGGAATTGGAGCAGCTGCTACATGTTCAATTGGTGGAACTCAATTTAGTGTCAGTTCTCTCAGTATTTCTAATTCAGGATCTGGATATGCAACTACACCTGAGGTTATTATTGGTAGTCCTGGTGTAGGTATTACTGCAACAGCAATTGCTAGAATTAACTCTGATATGGAAATTGATTCTTTAAGAATACTGAATCCAGGAATTGGATATACACAAGCACCAGAAGTATCTTTTACTGGATTCTCTACCATTGGTATTGGAACATTCATATACAATGAAGAAGTTGTTGGTCAGACATCTGGTGTGACGGCTGTAGTTAGAGATTTCAGAAGAGACATTAATATTAGTAGAATAAATCCACCAATTAATTTAAAAGTTTCACTAAATACAGGGAAATTCAGTGCTGGTGAAATTATTGTTGGATCAATCTCATCGTCTACATACGTTGTCAGGGAACATGATTTAGAAAGTTATGATAATCCATATGACACTAATGAAGAAATAGAATTTGAAGCAGATAACATTTTAGATTTCACTGAGACAAATCCATTTGGTACTTATTAATGTTAGGAACTTATTTTTATCACGAAATTATAAGAAAAACTATTATCAGTTTTGGAACATTATTTAATAATGTTTATATTAGACACACAAAAAGTGATGGTAATATTTTAGACGAAACAAAAGTTGGTCTTTCCTATGGGCCAATGCAAAAGTTCCTTGCAAAAATTGAACAACAAAATCAATTGACAAAATCAATTGCAATCACTCTTCCAAGAATGTCATTTGAAATGACTACAATTCAATATGATCCGGAACGAAAAACTGGAATTACTCAAACATTCAAATCCTGTGATAAAGATGGTAAAGTAAAACAAGTTTATATGCCGGTTCCATATAATATCGGATTTGAACTCAATATTTTCAGTAAGTTAAATGATGATGCCCTTCAAATTATTGAACAGATACTTCCATTTTTTCAACCCTCATTTAATTTAACAGTTGATTTGGTCGATTCTATTGGAGAAAAAAGGGATGTTCCTATTGTTTTAGATAGTATCGATTTTCAAGATGATTATGAAGGTTCATTTCAAACTCGCAGAGCATTAATTTACACTTTAAGATTTACTGCAAAAACTTACATATTCGGCCCTGTTGCAGATAGCACTGATGGACTTATTAAGAAAGTTCAGGTTGATTTGTATGCTGATACAAATACTAAGACCGCAAAACGTGAAATGAGATATACTGTTGTTCCTGATCCAATTGATGCCGAACCTGGTGATGATTTTGGATTTACTGAAAATTGGGAATTTTTAGGAGACTCTAAAGAATATAGTCCCACAAAACAGGAAGATATTTAATTATGAGTAATTATGATTCAATTGATGAGGCTCTGAATATTGAGAGTGATATTGTCGAGTCAAAACCAATCAAAAAACCAGAGATTGTAAAATCGAAGGATGATGATATAGAGAAAGATTATATCTATAGTCGTGCGAACCTCTACTCCCTCATAGAGAAGGGTCAGGAGGCAATCAACGGCATTATGGAGGTAGCAGGGGAAGGAGGCAGTCCAAGGGCATATGAGGTCGCAGGGCAGTTGATTAAGAGTGTTGCTGATACTACCGATAAGTTAATTGATCTACAAAAGAAACTTAAGGATGTGGAGGATGAAACTAAGAAGACCACAAATAATGTTACTAATAATGCAGTGTTTGTTGGATCCACATCAGAACTCCAAAAAATGCTCAAGCAAGGTTTTCTAAATAATAAAGAATAAACTACTTTTCATTGATGAAACAATGTAAGCAAGGATATTATTATTGTAATACAGACAAAAAATGCAAACGAATTCCATTGGGATATCGTGTGGCATCTAGTGGATATCTTCGTAAAGAAAACGGAGATGATCAAACTGATAGTGATAATGATAATGGAGAAACTACTAATGGAGATGGTAGAGGAGGAATGGGTGAAAGCACTATATTAGAAAAACTTGATGGTAAGTCTGCAAAAGATAAAGGATATTCTCTTCGTGATTGGTTTAAAGGTGGTGGTTGGAAACAGGCTGGTGGTAAATATGATGGTAAACCCTGTGCAAAGCAACCAGGTCAAACAACTAAACCATATTGCCGTGATCCAGATGATCGTGCTGCAATGAGTGAGGATGAAAGAGATAAAAGAGCTGCTAAAAAACGCAAAGAAGATCCAAATCCAAATAGAAAAGGAAAAGCAAAAATTGTGACTCAAAAAAATTCATTCGAACCAGAAGGTAACCTTGTAGATGAAGGTAAAAAAGATGCCTGTTATAAGAAGGTCAAGAGTAGATATAGTGTTTGGCCTTCTGCATATGCTTCTGGAGCACTTGTAAAGTGTCGTAAGGTTGGTGCTGCTAACTGGGGAAATAAATCAGAATCAGTGGAGTTTTCCAATTGGAGAGATGATTTTCAAGCAACCGAATATGAGTTCATTGATATTATCAAAGCAGAACCTTTGATTTCTGAAGGTGTTATGCCTGCTGCAATTGACCCTAAAGCACATAGAACAGCACAGAAAAAAACAAAAATTAGAAATATGACTCAATCTCCTAATAAGAATGAGGCAAAAGTTGCAAGGAGAATGTCAAAAGGTCCTTCATTGCCAATGGAAGAAGTTGAAACTGTTGATGAAGGTCAGAAGTGTTGGAAAGGATATGAGAAGAAAGGAACCAAAAAAATGTTTGGTAAAGTCGTAAATAATTGTGTGAAGAAGGAAGAATTCGTAGATGAAGAAAAAGAAGAATCAAAAATTGGTGGTGGAAATCTTAAAACACTTACGAAAAAAGCAGTAAAGAGAATAGATTATGATGTCGATGGTGATGTAGATCCTAATGATAAAGTAGAGAAGAAGACTGGAGATTATGGAGAAGAACTGCCCACACCATTTGGAAAGTTCAAAACAAAAATTAAGAAAGAAGAGTTCTCTGATTGGAGAGATGAACTTGGTGAAGCAATTGATAAGTCTAAGATGAAATGCAATTCACCAAAATCACAAGCAGTCGGTGATTTACAAACTGGAAAATCACATGTTGTTAAAGCATGTGAAGGTGGAAAAGAAAAAATTATTCGTTTTGGGCAAAGAGGAGTGAAAGGTTCTCCAAAAAAAGAAGGTGAGTCAAAAGAATATGCATCTCGTCGTAATAGATTTAAGACAAGACATGCTAAAAACATTTCCAAAGGAAAAATGTCTGCGGCATACTGGTCAAATAAGGTTAAATGGTAAAGAATATGAAAAACTTTAAACAATTTCTTTCAGAAAGTATCACCATTAATGGTGATTTTAATGGAACTCTAAATGTAGGAGGTTCCGAATCAGAACAAGCATCAGAGTCTTATTTTGCAGATGTAGTCTGGGAAGGTAAGATGTATCGTTTAGAAGTAGAAGGTAAAATGCTTTCTAAAAATGAACTTGCTGAACAAATTCAAGGAGAATATCCTGGAGCAATGGTTCATAATGTTTATCCTGGTGAGGTAAATACTTCAAGAATTAAAAATTCTCAAAGGTATCAACCTGAAAGATTATCGTGGAGTGATTGATGGGATTTAAAAATTACTTATGGGACGAAGCATGGGAATTGAATGTTTCTCGTGGTAAAGTTCGTGGTGCTTTTCATATCATCAAGTTTGGAGAAAATCTTGATATTGATGGTAATATGGAAACTATCTGGGATGGTGGTGGATTATATACATATCTAACATCTGCAGGAGTTCTTACAGTCACTAGCACTGATGGTGATGATGCGGCAGCAGGAACCGGTGCAAGAACTGTAACTGTCGAGGGATTAGACGCAAACTATAATCAAGTATCAGAAACCTTAACCGTTGGTGGTTCTGCTGGTAGTGTAGAATTTTTTAGAGTATTTCGTGCTTTTGTTGCAAGTTCTGGTTCTAGTGGAACAAATGAAGGAACAATTTCAATTGCTTCTGGTGCAACAACATTAGCACAAATTCGTACTGTAGGATCTCCAACTTCAACAGGATTGGGTCAGACATTTATGTCCATATATACTGTTCCTGCAGGTTATACAGGTTTCATTTATCAATGGGATATATCGACTGCAAAATCTGACGGTGATGTTTTTCTAGTATGTAGAGGTCATAATGATAATGGAACATGGAGATCTCATGATGTTGCACATACAAATCAAAACGATATTGAAAGAAATTACAAGTTTCCATTAAAAGTTGAAGAAAAAAGTGATTGTGAAGTCAGAGCATATTCTGACACAAATAATATGAGATGTGCAGCAACTTTTTGCATTTTACTTATACAAAATCAAACTGAATAATTATTATGAGTGACGTATATCTTGGCAATCCATTATTAAAAAAAGCAAACACTGCGATTGAGTTTACAGAAGAACAAATTATTGAGTATCTAAAATGTAAACAAGATCCAATTTATTTTGCAAATAATTATATTAAAATTGTTTCTCTTGATGAAGGTTTAACACAGTTTCATCCATATCATTTTCAAGAGAAATTAATTCATAATTTTCACAATAACAGATTTAATATCTGTAAGATGCCTCGTCAAACAGGAAAAAGTACTACTGTAGTATCATATCTATTACATTATGCACTTTTTAATGATAGTGTAAACATTGGTATTCTGGCAAACAAAGCATCTACTGCTAGAGAACTGTTAGGGAGATTAGCAACTGCATTCGAAAATTTACCAAAATGGATGCAACAAGGTATCTTGGTATGGAACAAAGGAAACATCGAATTAGAAAATGGCAGTAAGATATTGGCAGCTTCTACATCTGCGAGTGCTGTCCGAGGCATGTCATTCAATATCCTCTTTCTCGACGAATTCGCATTCGTCCCTAATCACGTCGCTGACTCCTTCTTTGCATCTGTTTATCCTACTATTACTTCTGGTAAAAACACAAAGGTAATTATTGTATCCACACCACACGGTATGAATCACTTCTACCGTATGTGGCATGATGCCGAAAGGAATAAAAACGAATATATTCCCACAGAGGTTCACTGGTCAGAAGTTCCTGGTAGGGATGTTGTTTGGAAAGAACAGACAATTGCAAATACATCAGAAGAACAGTTCCGTGTAGAGTTTCAGTGCGAGTTCTTGGGTTCTGTTAATACGCTCATCAATCCAGCAAAACTCAAAACTTTAGTATATGAAGACCCGATACAAAGAAATGCCGGATTAGATATCTATGAGAGGCCAATTCCGGAGCACAATTATCTAATCACGGTTGATGTTGCTCGTGGTCTTGGTAATGATTATTCCGCATTTATTGTCTTTGATATCACAGAGTTTCCTTATAAGGTAGTTGCAAAATATAGGAATAATGAAATCAAACCAATGTTATTTCCGAACATTATATTTGATGTAGCAAAAGGGTATAATCAATCCTGGTTGTTGATTGAAGTTAATGATATTGGTGATCAAGTTGCTAGTATTCTTCAATATGATTTGGAATATGAAAATATTTTAATGGCAACTATGAGGGGTAGAAATGGACAGATAGTTGGAACAGGGTTCTCTGGCAAAAAAACTCAACTTGGAGTTCGCACAACTTCGGCAGTCAAAAAATTGGGTTGTTCAAATCTCAAAACTCTTGTAGAAGATGATAAATTACTTGCATCAGATTATGAAATTATATCAGAACTAACTACATTTTCCCAAAAAGGAAACTCTTTCGAAGCAGAAGAAGGATGTAATGACGATTTAGCAATGTGTCTTGTAATATTTTCTTGGTTAGTAGCACAAGAATATTTTAAAGAGATGACTGAGAATGATGTAAGAAAGAGAATATATGAAGAGCAAAAAAATCAGATTGATCAAGATATGGCCCCATTCGGATTTATTTCTGATGGATTAGATAATGGAGAAAGTTTTGTAGATAATTCTGGAGATAGATGGTATGCAGATGAATATGGCGACCATTCATATATGTGGGATTATAGGTAATGTCCTTTGATGATGAGATTGAAGTAGAGCATCTATTATTTTTTGATCGTAAATGTAGAGTATGTAATAAAGTAAAAAATTTAATTGATGACTACTACCTCACAAGAAAAGATAGAAAAACATTAGCATCATCATATTCATATGAATGTAAAGAATGTACGGTTAAGAGAGTAAGAAGAGGCAGAAAGAGCACTTTGTTATGGGAATATCCTGATTGGTAGGTATTCATGCACCGTTTCCCCACTGAAAATAGATTTTTTACTAAATATTTTTAGATAAATTTGGCTGCGAGGAAAAAACAAGATGCCACTAAATTTAGCATCTCCTGGTATTGTAGTAAGAGAAGTAGACTTAACTGTCGGTAGGGTTGATCCAACCTCCGGTGGCATCGGTGCGATTGTAGCACCTTTTGCACAAGGTCCTGTCGATCTTCCTACAGTAATCGTAAGCGAGAAAGACTTATTAGATGTCTTTGGAAAACCATATGGAACAGATAAGCACTATGAGCACTGGTTAGTTGCTTCTTCTTATCTGGCATATGGTGGTTCACTTAGTGTTGTAAGAGCAGATGATACTGGTCTTCAGAACGGGTTTGTTGGTACTGCCGCAAGCATCAAAATAAAAAGTCTTGAGCACTACGAAGAACTTGGATACGATGAAAATACTATTACTGATGTAGTAGTTGCCGCAAGAAATCCCGGTTCTTGGGGAAATGGTTTAAGAGTTGGCATTATTGACGCTAAGGCAGACCAAATTCTAGGTATCAATACAACTGATGCCTCTGTTGGATATGGAATCACTCAAGCAGTTCCCACCAATACAATTATTGCCGGTTCAGGAACAACTTCCGTATTAGATGGATACTTTAAAGGTATTATTACTGAAGTTGGTAGTGGTGAAATTGGAGTTAAAATACTCAACCATATTTCTGCTGGAGGCACTGATACTCAAATCGAATATCAACCAGGTGGAAAGTATAAATTTTCTACTGGTAATATTGGTTTCAATACCAGTGGTGGTGTGGTTGGAGTTGCAACTACGGTCACATCAACAACAGATTGGTTCGATCAACAGTCACTCACCTTAACTTCTTCAACAACGGTTAAGTGGAATCAACTTGCAGATCGTCCAGGAACTTCAGAGTATGCAGCAGCAAGAGGTTCTAGATTTGATGAAGTCCATGTTGTTGTAATTGATGGTGATGGAGGTGTCACTGGAAACTCTGGAACAATTCTTGAGAAGCATCTATCACTATCGAAAGCAAAAGATGCCGAGTATTCACTCGGTTCTCCTTCATACTGGAGAAAGTTCACTGCAAATAGTTCACAATATATCTTTGCCGGTTCAGCACCAGCAGGTATTGTAACCACTGGATTTAAGAGTGGATTTAACCTTGAGACTGATGTTGATTGGGATCAAAAAGCAGAAGGTATTACCTTTGCAGCATCTGGAAATTATAATTCAGGTTTTTCTACCGGAACTAATTACGGTGGTATTTCTACCATTACTTCAACTGGAGCACTTAGTTCTGGTTTAGATGGGTTAGTTACTGGTTATAGATTATTCGAGAATACTGAAAAGTATAATGTAGATTTCATTCTTATGGGATCTGCCGGATATGCTAAAGAAGAGGCACAGGCACTTGCGAATAAGTGTATTGCAGTTGCCGAAGCAAGAAAGGATGCAGTTGCATTCATTTCACCATATAGAGGTGCTGCAATTACTGATACCAATGATGATAGGGCAGTAAACATCAATTCAGA